GATGTTATTTGCATCACCCTTGTATTTCTGCGGGTTTTTCGGTTTAAACCTTCCTTTATTTGACATAAATACTATCTAGTCAACAAATAGGAATCCTCTCATGGCATTTTTCGGTCTGTCAGACATCACCATATCAAAAGAAGATAATAGACGCGGTCCCCTGGCACCACTATTTCAGGGTAATAGAGATAACACTTTTAGATACCCATTAGATATAGGTAATTATGATAAAGCTCATTACATGGTTATCAATGTTTTTAAACAAAACAACTCTCAGTATCAAGGTGTTCAGCAAAACAATATCAATAGAATTGGCGCAATTTCACAAGCAACTTCCGGAACACAAAGCACATCTTTTGCATCAAAAATTAATGGAGCAATTGATAATGCCATAAACAATCTCACAAGTGGTAAAACTTTATTCGGTAAAAGCATTGCAACTAATTTTGGGGGTCCAGTAAAACAAAAAGCGGCAGTTGACATTGATCAAAATTCTTACATTAATAGTGTACAAAGTATTGAAAACGAATCTCTGATAAAAACAACTACAAAGACTGATGAGACTGTTGTTCTCTACATGCCTGATACTTTACAATATACATTTGCACAGTCTTATTCAGAAGCATCCCTGGGCGATGAGTTGGGTGGTAAAGCTGCCATGGCTGCGAAATCTGTTTTGGAAGATATAAAAAATGGTTTAGATCCCAAAGCTGCCGCTGCTAAAGGTCTTAAAGGACCTCTTGCCACAGCAGCAATTCAAAAAACATTTGAGGCTGCGGGCACCGGTATTAAAGGTGTTCCCGGTATTGGTCAAAATACAGCAAAAGCTGCCGCATTTTTGGCACTAGGTGGTGTTAATAATCCAATGCTCGAACTGCTTTATTCATCACCTGCTTTTAGACAGTTTACTTTTGAATTCATGTTTTACCCACGTGATGAAAGAGAAGCACTCGAAGTACAAAATATTTTAGAACGTCTAAGATTTCATCAAGCACCCGAATTAGATGGTGGCTCGGGTGGTTTGCTTTTAATTCCACCTTCAGAATTTGAGGTTTCTTTCTACTATGGTGGTCGCCCAAATCCAAACTTACCGGGTATAGGTCGTTGTGTTCTCACAAATATGTCAGTCAATTATGCGCCTAATGGTTGGTCAGCATATGAAATGTTTGGTGAAAATGATCCACGTTTAGGTCGTACCGGTATGCCTACAGCCATTCAACTAACACTTGAGTTTAAAGAAACAGTTATTCTTACTAAGAAGAGTATGGTTCGTGGTGATGGTGGTTATAAATCATCACAACCTGTTGGTGACAAGGCACAAACAATTTTTAATAATTTTACAGGGCCGAAATAAGTTATGGCGAAGTATTTTAATTTTTTTCCAAAAACCCTTTACTCTTTATCAGACAAGTCAACGTCTGCTGATTTTGTAACAAATATTATTGCTCGTTTTGGATTTGAAAATGAGTTAAAGGAAAACTCAAATATCTATTATCCATATGACATTCAAGACGGTGATACGCCGGAAACAATTGCAAACAAATATTACGGTTCACCCGAAAGACATTGGGTAGTTTTATTGTTCAATGATATTATTGATCCACAATACGACTGGCCGCTTGACCAAAGAACGATTATTAAATATATTAATGACAAATATACGGCAAATGGCGCAGCAAACACAACGCCACAAACGGGACTGGCTTGGTCAAAAACAAATACAAAATCATATTATAAATTAGTCACAAGAGTCACCAATAATTCGACAAAAAACACAATTAAAGAAAAAATAGAACTTGATGCCAATACGTATGCAAATGTAGTAACATCAACTTCCACAAGAACACTTCAGAGTGGAACTACTATAACAGAGACAGTGAGTAAAGAGACAGAAACATATTATGATTATGAAATAAATGTGAATGAATCTAAAAGAAAAATTAAGCTGTTGAGATCAGAAATTGTTTCGCAATCAGGTTTACTTGATGAATTCAAACGTGTAATTAACTCCAAAGATTAAACATGTCTACAGTTAATTTACCAGAAACACCGTCGAAGTTTAGTCTCAATGAACTTGCCATCATAACTAAAACAGGTAAGCTGGATATTTCTAAATTATTTCAGGAGTTGAATATATTTGATTCTTTGTTGTCTCCTGTAATGACAGGTGCGGTAGTTATTGTTGACTCAATTGGTTTATCTTCAAAACTTTTGTTTGATGGCTCTGAAGTTCTTTTAGTAAACATTGGCAAAGATACAGATTCGGATGTCTTCAGATTAAAAAAAGCGTTTAGAATATATCGTCAAAGTAATAGAGCCACGTTACAACAGAATGCTGAAACATATACTTTAGAGTTTGTTTCTGATGAGTTTATTTTTTCAGAACAACAAAAAATAAATCAATCTTATAAAACAACTTATAGTGAAGTCGTTAAAAAAATATTGAACAATTATTTGAAGGTTCCCGAACAAAAGTTAAGAGGCGTTTTTCAAAACACCACAGGTGTTCGTGATTTAGTAATACCCAATCTCAAACCGATTGAAGCGTTAGAGTGGTGTGCTAAACGTTCTATCGATCAAAAAAAGTCACCTAACTATGTTTTCTTTGAGAACAATTTGGGATTCAATTTTGTTTCGTTGTCATATTTGCTTTCTTCAGATTATTTGTTTAAGATTAAGTTTCCCGCAAAAAATTTAGAAGAAACAAAAGCAAATCAAGACTTATTAAGTCCTAGACATTTTGAAGTTGTGAATCAATCCGATAAAATAAAAACTATCAGAGAAGGTGTCGCTTCTGGTACATTCATAGGATTTGATCCAATTACCAGAACGATACAGAATAAACGTATAGGATTTGAGGATCATTATAATGCTATGGATCATGGCAACGACACTGCTAACTTTTCCCAATCAAAAAATCGTGGTGGGGAAAGGGCAACTGAAGCCTATGACTCTAAAAAAGTGTTGAGTATTTTTGGTGCAAATATAAAGAACAGTGCTTATGTTAAAAAATACGATCCCACATCAATATCAAAAGTTGAGACAACAGAAGATTTTATGTTTGCCCGCAAAGCAATTTTTGCCAATTTAATGAACAAAAGAATCAAACTTGTAATGCCGGGCAATTTTCAACTGACTTCGGGTTTTAATTTGAATGTTCGTGTACCAGACTTTTCGAAAAAAGAAAGTGGTTCGGAAAACGAAGATCGTTCATTGAGTGGGAAATATTTAATTATTGCTGCAAGACACATTATCAAGTATGATATGCATGAGACAGTTTTAGAACTTGCAACAACATCGAACGAAACAGACTTTATACCACAAAGTGTACCAGAGCAGAACAAGGTGATAGAGAATTATGGAAGCTACTGATAACAAAGACTTTGCTGGTAAAAACGGCTTTATTTGGTGGGTTGGAATTGTTGAGAAAATCAACGATCCATTAAAGTTGGGACGCTGTAAAGTTCGATGTGTTGGTTGGCACACAGATAATAAATCACTGTTACCTACAGACTCTTTACCATGGGCTCAGTCTGCTCTCCCCTCAAATAATACTAATCCATATCCACCACGTGAAGGTAATATGGTATTCGGATTCTTTTTTGATGGAGAAAATGCACAACAGCCTGTAATTTTGGGAGCGTTGCCGAGTATACCTCTTATTGCTGCAAACTATCAACAAGGTTTTAACGATGCAAGAACTCCAACAGAAGTTGCTGCTGCACCCGTAAAGCCATATGAGTCTGCAACTAATTATCCACGAAAACTAGATGAACCAACAACATCAAGACTTGCCAGAAATGATTCAGACTATCCATCAGAAATTGTAGCGGCAAAGAAATCAAAACGAGCAAGTAAGGTTGAACCCGCACCATACTATAATGCAAAGTATCCATATAATAATGTGTACGAATCCGAGTCTGGTCATGCGTTAGAATTTGATGACACAAAAGGCTCCGAACGTGTGCATCTCTATCATCGTTCAGGTTCTTATGTTGAGTATGGCCCACTGGGTGATCGTGCAGAAAGAATTCAGCGCAATAAGTTCGAAGTTGTTATCGGTGATGAGCAAGTATATGTGAAGGGTGATGTTAAGATATTTGTCGATGGTGATTACGATTTAAATGTCACAGGAGACATTAAAATTAACGGTAAAACCGTCAATCTCAATCAGGGAACAAAGGGTGCGGCTCGCATTGGCGACACGACTTTGGATAATGATACTGAGTTGAATGGACCAGATACTGGAACAATTAGAAGTGGTTCCGGCACAGTATTCATTGGAAACTAAGATAAATAAAAGATGTCAACTACAATTACGTCTAACGAACCAAAAATACAGGTCGAACGTTCGTATAAAGACCTAGATTTAAACTTTACAGCACATCCCGTTAAGAAGGATGTAAGCCAACATTTAAATGAAAAGTCTATTATTAACTCTGTAAAAAATCTAGTGTCTACTAACTTTTACGAAAGACCTTTTCAACCAGACTTAGGCTCATCAATTCGTTCTTTATTATTTGAGCCAGTCGATTCTGTTTTTGGTGCTTCAATAGAAAGACGGTTATTTGATGTTATTAATAATTATGAGCCAAGGGTTTCAGTAGAATCAATCGTTGCAATTCCCGCTCCAGATGAGAACGGTTATCAAGTTTCAATGACTTTTTTTATTGTCAATTTACCCAACCCAATTACAATCAATTTCTTTTTAGAACGTATAAGATAAAATGGCTGAACCACTACAAGTTACCGAACTTGATTTCGATCAAATCAAACAAAATTTAAAGACTTATCTAAAGGGTCAGTCTGAGTTTACCGACTACGATTTTGAAGGTTCTGGTCTAAGTGTTTTGTTAGATATTCTGGCATACAACACACATTATAATGCTTATTATCTGAACATGGTTGCCAATGAAGCATTTATGGATACTGCTTTGCTGCGTGATTCGGTTATCTCACACGCTAAAGTTTTAGGTTATGTTCCATATTCAAGAAAAGCACCACGTGCAACAATTAATTTTGTCGTCAATACTAATGTTGATGATGATATCTCTCTGACTATACCAAAGGGCTTCACATTCTTATCTAATGAAATTGATGGAATCAGTTATAATTTTGTTACACTGGAAGAAACTAGAGTAACAAAATCAGCTACAGATTTTACATTTTTAAATCTACCAATATATGAAGGTCAGCTAGTAACGTATAATTACACGCTTGATCAGACCACAAATCCAAAACAATTGTTTTCGCTTCCGGATACTAATGTAGATACTTCTACTTTAACAGTTTCGGTTCGCAGTTCTATATCAAATACAGATTCGGAAGTTTATACTTTAGCTTCTGATGCATCTACTGCAACCACAACATCCACTGTTTTTTATTTACAAGAAAACAGAGGTGAAAAATACGCTATCTATTTTGGTGATGGTGTAATTGGTAAAAAGTTACCTAATGGTGCCGTGGTTAGTATTACATATCTAATTACAAACGGCACAGCTTCCAATAAAGCAAACAATTTTGTTGCGACAGGAGTTCTTGCTGATTCTCTTGGAAATCCACAAACTGATTTTACGATTACTCCAGTCAGTGAAGCTGCTGGTGGTGCCGAAAGAGAATCTGTCGATAATATTAAATTTGCTGCACCCTTACAATATACAACACAAAATCGACTGGTAACATTTTCTGATTATGAGTCATATATTCTAAAAAATTATCCCTCTATAGAATCAATTTCTGTTTGGGGAGGTGAAGAAGAAGTGCCCCCTAAATTTGGTATAGTTTACATTGCACTAAAACCAAAACAAGGTTATTATCTATCCAATACAGAAAAGCAACGCATCAATGATGAAGTAATACAACCAAAAGCAATTGTTGCGATTCAGACAGTATTTCGTGATCCTGAATACTTGTATTTGGTTATTTCGCCAACAGTTACATACAGTTCGAATAAAACAACTCTTACAGAGACTCAGTTAAAAACGACTATTAGAAATGCTATATTGAATTATAAGACAACTAATTTAGATAAATTTGAATCTCAATTTATACTCTCTAAAGTACAAGATGCTATTGATTCGGTTGATACAAATTCGATTATTGGTTCCAGTGTTTCGGTTCGTTTACAGAAACGCTTTACTCCAACTCTAAATGCATCTGTACCATATACAATTAATTTTAATGCTCCTTTGCGTAGAGGAACGATTGGGAATAAGTTGACATCAACATTGTTTACTGTTGCAGACTCCCGAGGTATTGATCGTGAAGTTCAGTTTGATGAAATACCACAATCATTTTCTGGAATAACATCAATTCAGGTGACTAATCCAGGTGCTGGTTTCACTTCTCCACCAACAGTCACAATTGATGGTGACGGAACTGGAGCCACTGCAACTGCAATAATCGTAAATGGCCAAATTAATCGTATTGAAATTGTAAATCGTGGTATTGATTATACACGTGCCACAGTGTCAATTACTGGTGGCGGCGGCTATGGTGCCACAGCTACCGCAGTCATTGATGGAAGAACTGGAACAATTCGCACAGTCTATTACGATTCATTTGCACAGAGACAAGTTGTTGATGAGAACGCAGGCGAAATTGATTATGATGCCGGCACAGTTACAATCACAAACATTGCGATTAAAGATGTACAGTCGGTTGAAGGTGATATTAGACTTTCAATTGAGGCTGAAAAGGGAATTATCAGTACAACAAAAAACACAATTATTACGATAGATCAAGACGATCCAACATCAATTAGCACAACGTTAGAACCTGTATAATGCCAGCAGATTTAAAAACATCGATACTTGTTAATCGTCAAGTTCCCGAATTTATTCGTGACGAATATCCCAAGTTTATTTCATTCATAGAAGCATATTATGAGTTTCTTGAGGCTCAAGCTAATACTGCGACTACTTCAAATAATTTAATTACTACTGCAAAATCATTACGTAACATTGCTGACGTTGATGAGTCGTTGGATCAATTTGAGAAAAACTTTTATAACACATACGCAACTTTAGTTCCTCTTGAAGTTCAGTCGAATAAGGCTCTTCTCTTCAAACAACTATTACCACTATACAAATCAAAGGGATCAGAAAGTTCATTTAAACTTTTGTTCCAGTTAGTATTTGGTGAAGATATTGAAGTCATTCTACCCAAAAATAATGTTCTACGACCATCAGCAAGTGTTTGGCAAGTAGATAGTAAACTCAGAATTAATCCCGATATCTCAAGTCGTTATATTGGTAACGGAACTAATAAGGTTTTTTATTTGGCACAGCAGTCGGGTATTGATGATGTTAATGTTTTCGTTGACAATGTGCTTAAAACACCCAAAGTTGATTATTTTATTAACAGAGAATATCGACAGCTAAATTTTGTTTCTGCACCATCGAACAATGCAGTTGTTCTTGTCAACTACGATAATTTTAATATTGATTTATTAAACAATCGTAAAGTCACTGGTTTGAAATCGGGTTCTAGTGCTATCGTCGAATCAGCATCAAAGAGAACAGTTTCAGATACTCTGAATCTTGGTCTTCCTGTAGAACTTTGGTTTCGATTCCAATTAATGATGAAGACAACAATACATCAATTGATATTATTGCATCAACGTTTTCGATTATTCGAAAAATTAATGTATTAAAATCGGGAAATAATTACAGCGTAGGTGATATTGTTTCTATTACTGGTGGTAATGCTTCAGTGAATGCTTTTGGTACTATTGAAACTGTTGTTAGTGGTAAAATTGAATCTACCTTAATTCATCATGGGGGTGCATTATTTACCAATGCATCTCCGATATCTGTTTCTGGAAATAGCGCACTAACTACAATGATAGTTGTTGTTGATGGTATTGATCTTACAGGAGCAAATGCTGCGAACTCTTTTACCGCTTCACCAGATGTTGTTTCGAATTTAAGTTTAAATGTCGGTGGAACGGTTTATGTAAACAGTTCAAATTTCGGTGCAGTATTTTCAAAGTCTAATATCAGTGCAAAAAATACTGTTGCTGAAGCACTAAATTATATTACTATAGCAGCAGGACCGATTTCTAACGTAAGAATTTTAACTTCATCAATTCCCCTAAGTCAAAAATTCTTTACAGTTTTTGATGCAGCCGGCGCAGAATATGGCTCAAATACGCCATATCGTTATTCAAAAAGTTTAAAATCGATTGGTCGTTATAAAATTAATGCTGGTGGCACAAACTATAAAGTTGGTGATGAAATTGTTTTTGGAACAAATCCACTTGGAACTTATGGTCAACACGCCGCAGCCGTAGTTGGGAAAGTAGCCGCAAACGGATATATTTTAAGAATTGATTCTGCCAACTCACGCATTCGTGGTACAGCTTCCGTTAATAGTGGTTGCAATGAGATTACTGGAACTGGTACTTTTTTTACTCAAGATTTGAGAATTGGTGATGTAGTAGACATCAACGGTGAATCTAGAATTGTAACATCCAACTCTTTGGACACGACTGTTGTAGTCTCTTCTGTATTTACGTATACAGCACTAGATAAGAAAGTTGGAGTTTATAATCGTTGGCCGTTAGGTGGATATGGTTACGAACAGAATAACTTCCCGTCTATTTCAGTAAGTTCTGCAACAGGTTCTAGCGCAAGTGTAGAAGTGGATTCTTTAATTGGGGATGGAGAAAGATTAGAACCTACTGGCTTTGGTGCTAACGGTGAAATTGTTTCGATTAAAGTTGTGAATCCTGGCTCAGGTTACGAGTTTAGTCCTATTGTAAACATCTCTGGTGGCGATGGAACGGCAACAGCAAACGCTGAAGTTGAACGTTCTTATGCGTTTGGTTCGGGTCGTTGGTTAACTTCAGATTCAATTATTTCTTCAGCAGAAAGAAAAATTCAAGGTGAAGATTATTATGTGGACTATTCTTATGTAATTTCTTCAAAAATTGAATTTAGCAAGTATAAAACTTTACTCAAACAATTATTACACCCAACAGGTTTAGTTAATTATTCATTCTACAATAAAGAAACAATAGTCGAACTTACAGATGCGGAAATTCAAAGTATTTCAGGAAATACTATCTCTGGAACCGTAAACGTTGGTAGTGGAAGAATTCTAGTTACTGGTGTTGGAACAAAATTTAATATTGCAAACACACGAGGAATTTTGTCTATAGGGTCATCAATCGCAGTAAATGGTGAATTGAGAAAGATTAATACCATTCTAAGTAATACGGCATTAATCACAACATTAAACGTTTCGCAAATAACGATAGGTGAAAATAGAGGTGATCTATACTCAAATGGATACCTTGTATTCTCTGGTGGTGGTGGACAAGTCACCAGTTTGACAATTACAGCAGCAGGTTCTGGATATGAGAATGGCACTATAACATTCTCTGGAACAGATGAAGCGGTTCCCGCTGTTGCTAATGTGGAAGTATTTGCTTCAAATGGTGTAATTAGATACGTAACTCTCATATCTGGAGGGCTTTACGAAAACGCACCTACAGTATTACCAGATTCTAATCCACATCGTGTTGTTGACGCTAACAGTATTAGAATAAATGTTCGTGGTCAGGGATATTCGAATGGATACTTAGTATTCTCCGGTGGTTCACCACTGAGAGATGCGAACGTTCGACTCATTGTTCATCCGAACACAGTTGTCAATACAGTTGAAGTTATTGATTCTGGGTTGTATCAATCAAATCCAACTGCTGTACCAAATTCAAGCCCGAATGTAGTAATATCAACCGTGACAGTAAACAGCACAGGTAATGGTCATTCGAATGGTGTTCTAGTATTTTCCGGTGGTGATCCAGCACGTGCGGCTACAGTTCGTGTTGAAACCTTCCCGCCGAATAGCGCACAAGTACATTCAATTACTGCAAACTCGGATGCTCATGGTACAAATGGTTATGTAATATTTACTGGTGCTGGTGGAGTCATCGCTGCAAATGCAAGAGTCTATGTAAACTCAACTGGCGCAATTATAAATGTGGCCGTGGCAGCAAATGGATTGTACACAGGCACCCCAACTGCAACAGTGAACACAGGAAATGCTGTTTTAACTTTGCAAATGAAATCTTTAGATGGCCAGATTCGTAAAGTTACTATTGTGGATCCTGGTCTTTATTTGTCTGCACCGACTGCTGTTCTGAATACATCTCCGAACTCAGTAATTTCAGTTACATCAAACACCGTTGCAAATACATATGTTGGTCGAAGTCTAGCAAATGGTTATCTGATCTTTAGTGGTGGTCTTGCAGTCAGACCAGCAAATGCAACATACAATGTTTTTGCGTCAAATGGTGGAATTAATATGCAGTCTATTATTGTTACCGATGTTGGATTGTATCGCATTCCACCAACATCCGTGACACCGAATGTGGTTCCTGTTTCAGTAACACAAGCGTTGACGCTTACTGCCGGTGCTGGTTATTCTGGTTGCACATCAGGTTATCTGATTTTCTCAACTAATCAAGGAACAGCAAATACTCCCGCAAATTGCTTGGTTACAATTTCTGGTGGTGCAATTACTTCAACGGTTGTTTTAGATTCCGGTCTTTATGCTAACGGTCAAGATATTATTGTTGTTGGTGTTTTGAACACCTGCAACTTTCAGTATAGGCTATAACGCCAACACATTAGCTTCTGCTAATTTGGTAGTTACAACATCAGCAAATGCCGGACAAACTGCTTCCGTTACGATTACTGCTAGTAGTAATTCTTATACAAGTGCAGTTTTCACAATTACTCCTGTTGCAAACAGTCAAACAAATGCTGTAATCACAGTTGGATTTACGGGTAGAAATACAGCAGCAAACGCTTCGGTTGAAGTGTATAATAATAGTTCTGGTTTGGAGCCAGCGGGAACTGTCAATGGAGCCATTCGCAGAGTCACAATAAATAGTAATGGTAACTATTATTATACTCCAACTGCTACTCCAAATTCTGTTGGTTCAGGTGCAGCAACATTTACAGTTAATCCAATCAGTTGGAGTCAAACAGCAAATGCACAAACAGCAATTATATTTAAATAGCGATAAATAGAACTTATGACTTCAGTTACAACTAAAAAAGTACCATACATTTCAGCCGTTCAATTTAAGGAGTCTTTTTACGAACCTTCTCCTGAAGTTGGATATGTGTATGTTGGAAATCATGTTCCATATGCTGACGAGAATACTCCAGACTCAATTGCAGATTCAGTTAATGATGAAAGATTAGTTTGGGAAAGTATGATTGCTGCTAAGAAAATTACTGGTAATGATGTTGAACTAGTCATACCAAAAATTAAGTGGACTGCAAATACAAAATATAAACAATATGATGATGTCATCGCATTGGATGAGTTATTGACTGGAAATACTACATTGAATGTAAAGCCGATGTATGTTTATACATCGCAACGTAATGTCTATAAGTGTCTTTCAAATAATGTTTCCGCAAACTCTACCGTAGAACCAACCGGTGATTACACATCTTCTAACGGTAATATTGCTACTTCTGATGGATATATTTGGAAGTACATGTTTAATGTTAAACCGTCTAATAAATTTTTATCCGATGATTGGGTTCCAGCACCAACAAGCACAAATCAATTAGACTATAGTGTTAGTAATATTGGAGTTTTTGCTGGAGAGTTGACAACAATTGTAGTCACGAATTCTGGTTCCGGTTACTACGAAACCAATGTAAACGTAGTTGCTTTCTCAGCATCATCAAATGTGCTTACACTGTTGAATCCAACAGTTTCGATATTAAACAACGTTACTGCGAATATGACAATTTCTGGTACAGGTATTGCTCCAGGAACTTATATATTGAGAAAAGATACAGCAAATTCAAATGTGTTCATTTCTACTCCCACAATTGCTTCAGGTGGTGGAATAAACAATCAACTTGCTTTAACAACAAGAATTTATATTGATGGTGATGGAACAGGCGCTGTGGCATCTGCCGCAATTAATGCTGCGGGCTATGTAACTAAAGTAACAGTTACTACAATCGGCACAGATTATAATCGTGCTAATGCTTTCATTTATGGTACAGGTAGTGAGCCTGGTTTAGGACGATCAACTGCACAAGTGCGTGTAATTCGTGATATGAAATATGGTCATGCTTATAATCCAGCAAGAGAGTTGGGTGCAAATAGTATCATGGTTGTATCAAGAATAGGTGAAATCGATTCAACTGAGAATGGTAAAATACCTGCAAACACAACCTTCAGACAGTTTGGTATCTTTGTAAATCCCCATAAATATGGCGATGCAAATGTTGTTTCTCCAGCAAATGCTAATAGTTTTGTTTCACAAGCAACGGTTCTCTCTCTAGTAACAGGTTCGTTTTATAGTCTTGATGAATTTGCTTATCAGGGATTGCCCAATGACACAACAGCGGCAAACACAGTTGCTTACGGAAATGTTTTAGATCAAACATCCAATCAAGTAAGACTCACAAACGTAAGGGGAACTTTTCAAACTGGCGTTCCTCTACGTGGAGCAAGTTCTGGTGTTAGTGATCGCTTGGTTATTTCAGTACAAAATCCAGAGTTTGAACCATATTCCGGTGACATTCTTTATGCTGAAAATGTTACAAAAGTTACAAGAGCAGAAGGACAAGCTGAAAATATCAAACTTATTGTTAGATTTTAAAGGTTAATAAATGGCACTAAACACAAATTTTAATGTTAATCCGTACTATGACGATTTCGATGATGATAAAAATTATTATCGCATTTTGTACAAGCCCGGAAATGCTGTTCAAGCACGTGAACTGACTCAGCTACAAACAATATTACAAGATCAAATTAAAAAGTTTGGTGACCATATGTTCAAATCCGGTTCAGTTGTAACCGGTGGTCAAATCACAATTCAAAATACCGCGTATATAAACATTGCTTCAACATATTCTGGTCAAGATATTAATTACATTAATTTTGATCAGCAAACTATTCTAAACGCAGCAAATACAAAACGTGCGTATGTTTTAAAATCTTATGCTGCCGATTCTGCTGCTGGTCAACCAATTACATTTATTATCAATCAAATGTATGGTGATCCATTTACGACAGATGAAGTAATCTATACTCAAAATACAGACCCATCTGCTATTACATATTATGCTAGTGCCGCAGCAACAAATGTTACTGGAAATTGTCAGTCATTCTCTGTGAATGAAGGTGTTTTTTATTATGACGGTTTCTTTGTTAAGACACAACCGCAGACCGTAGCAATAAACAAATATGATCGTGGGGGTAATGGAATTATTGGTTTCACTGTATCTGAAGATTTAATTGACTACACAGAAGATACAACTTTACTTGATCCTGCACAAGGCTCTTCAAACTTCCAAGCACCAGGCGCTGATCGTTACAAAATCGAATTGACACTAGACAATCGTGAATTAGATAGCACTGACTTGACAAGATTTATTGAGTTAGGTACTATTGAAAATGGTGTTCCGTTAAAAGTTGTACAGACGCCAATTTATGCTGCTATCGGTGATGAGTTTGCTCGTAGAACATTTGAAGAATCTGGTGATTATGTTATCAAAAACTTCGACATTGCAATTTCAGATAGTGCTGCAAACAGTGCATTCGCCAACATTAGTCTCAGTTCGGGTAAAGCGTACATCAAGGGTTATGAATTTCAAACAAGTTCACCCACAGTTATAACTGTACCAAAACCAAGAACAACTAATGAAGTTAATAATCAAAGAATTAGTATTGATTATGGTTACTATGTTTTTGCAAATGGACTGTATGGTAATTTTGCAACAAATCAATATGGAGAAGTAGAATTATCAGTATTAAATACCGGAGAAATTGCTAACTACATCCAATCTGGAAATACAGCAGTTTATTCTAATACAGTTATTGGAACTGCTAAAGTTAAATTATCAAACTTTTATAGTGTTGCAGGTAATATAAATGAAAGTAACAATTACATCTATAAAGTTTATTTAACAGATATTAACACAAAATCAATTGCAGCAAATAACGGTTATGGTATTAACGCTGTTGGTGGAACTACATCGACTGTTTTACTTCCTTCTGGTTTTGCTTCAAATAATGATGTGTATAAAGGTATGACCATAAGAATGGTTGGTGGAACACCGAGTGGTAATCCTGGAGATAATACGGCTCGTATTATTACTGAGTATGCTAATTCTGGTAGTTATCCATACACCCTAACTGTTACTGTTGATCGTCCATATTCTACTGCCGTTACAACAAATCATAGATTTATCATTGATTCAAAATTCTCAGATGTAGAATCGCTTGTTGTAAGAAGCGTATCTTCACCATATAGATTTGCTTCAGCAAATATTTCCCCACTTTCTAAAGATGAAAGTATTGGTATACCACCAGTGTCAATTGTTACAACTGGTGGGTTATTTCAACCAACTATTTTACAAGAAGCCAAAACTGAACCTCTGCTAATAAAAATAGGTTCACCAAACGTAGCAGATAATACAATCGCTGATTTTTCTTATGCTTATAAGAGACTTTATCAGACAGTATCATTCACTGGTGGAACATCTCAACCATTGTCTTTGGGCACAGGTGAAACTTTAATTGATGCAAGCACAACTGATCAAAAACAAAGATATTATCAAATTGTTGTAAAAAATCCAGGAACAGGTTCATATGTTACCGGTCAAACTGTACCGGCACAATCATTCACTGTTTCTACAACGTCACGTACAATTTCCGTCACAAATGGCGGCAACATGACAGCAAACATTTATGCTGTCGTAAATGCATCAGAGCCTGGCGTAAAAATTAAAACTTTTGTAAAAGCAAATACTAAACTTGTTGATCCAGCTTGGGGTTATGGTACCGGTGCGCTGATTAGCGTTTTTGGTACATTAGCCACAGGAAACTTGAGTGCAAATATTGCTCCGTTTGATGGTCAGACTATCATTGATCAGTCTATCATTGAAAGACGACCTGGGCAACCACAATGGTTGTATGTGACTGATGTTCACTCTATTAATGCTATTTTTGATTTTAATGGCGCAAACGTAAACACGGCTGTATATAATGCACTTACAGAATCATCTAATGTTACCGGTAGATATATTTTAAATACTGGTCAAAAAGATTCTTATTATGATTGGTCTTCTATCACACTGAAGCCCGGAGTTACTGCACCACGTGGACCACTTCTTGTTCGTTATAATCGTTTTACTTCAAACGGTTCTGGATTCTTCACAGTAGATTCCTATACAAAATTGGGAACGCAGGAATCTGGTGGCTCTGGTATCGACTACGGACAAATTCCAATATTTACAACACAAGATGGAAACAATATACCATTAAAAGATTATTTGGACTTTAGACCTGTTCGTCGTGATGCAACGCTAACATCATATGCAAATACATTTTCATTAAATGTTGATGAAGCTGTTTTGGGTCCTCAAATTGCCGAACCGGGTCAAGAAGTAACTACTGATTATCAGTTTTACTTACCACGAATTGATCGTGTTGTTTTAAATAAGACTCGTCAGTTTGAAGTTTTACAGGGAGTTCCTGCGGTTGTTCCCGTTTCACCAACGGAACCTGATAACTCAATGACTCTTTATATTTTATCGTATGCACCATATTTGACATTTACATCAGCAACATCAATTCAAGCATTTAATAATCGTCGTTATACGATGAAAGACATTGGTCTGATTGATAAGCGTGTTCAAAATCTTGAATTGTATACATCATTGTCAATCGCAGAATTGGCTACGATTAATAAGAGTGATAAAACAATTCGTGACTCTGTTGGAGTGTCTAGACCCAAGAACGGTATTTTTGTAGATTCATTCACAGATAAGAATGGCGCAGATATTGTCAATTCTTCATTTGACGCTGCAATTGATATTGTCAGTCGTACATGTCGTGGTTCTTATAATATTGCATCAACAAGAGTATTCTCAAACAACTCAACAGCCAATTTTAATGTAGATATTAATGGTCCATTGTTGGTACTTGGTTCTTCAAACACAACTTTTGTGTCGCAGAACAGAGCATCAAAAACAATGAACATTAATCCGTTCAACATCGTTAATTACATTGGTTCAATTAAACTTGATCCCCCTTCCGATGTTTGGCGTTCGACGACTCGTTTAGAATCTCAAGATATTGATTTGTCTGGTGGTGCAGCAGCACGTGATGCTTGGTCGTCAATTCAAAGCACATCTTGGGGGGCATGGAATACTCAATGGACATCTACATCTCAAGATTTGGGTACAACAACTACCAGAAGTGCTACGAATGTAAAAGGTAGAGCCAATCAAGCTGACACATATCTAGCAAACGGCGGAAAAGCGACAGGTGGGGGATCGGCAAAAACTACTGCTGATATCACCACAACAGTAACAACTCGTACATTAGAATCACAAACACTGAATGCTTCACGTACTGGCGTTCTTTCTCAAATTGTACCTCAAGAATTAACACAATCGTTTGGTGATAGACTGATCGATTTGAGTGTTGTCAGTTACATGAGAGAAAAGAACGTTCTAGTTGTCGCTGAAAAATTCAAACCATTTACTACATTACATGCATTTTTTGATAATGTAAAAGTTGATGATAAGATTGCAAAAGTAAATCGTTTCCAAATGTTTGAAGACAATTTGGAATATCAGACACAGCTATCGAATTCTGAAACTGTAACATTCTATCAGGCAACATCAGAAACTCAGTTGTTGGCAACAGATAGTGTAATTGGAACTGGTGGTGTTGTTCTGACATCAAATAAAAACGCATTTATTACTAATATGGTACCAGAAAATACATTTGGTTCTTGGAATCAGTGTACAACATTTGGTATTTGGGTTAAGGGTAATGTAACAGGAAAAACATACAGAGCGACTAGTTGGTATCATAGCACAGGTCGTGTGGCTGCTGCAACATCTTCGAGCGTCACTCTAGCCTTTAGTGCTGGAGGTGCATCGGAAACCGCCGATTATACTGGTCAAACAATGTATATTGTAAACGGCACCGGTAAAGGACAGTCTGCTGTAATTAGTGGTTATACTTCAAGTACAAGAGTTGCAACAATTACCGGTACATGGAATGTAACACCAGACACGACTTCTGTATACACAATTGGTTTACTTGAGACAACTGAAGAAGGTGCATGTGCAGGTGTGTTCTTAATTCCCGCTGATACATTCCGCACAGGTGAGAAAATTCTTCGTCTGATTGATGATGAATTTAACAATATTGAAAACTCACGTACAAACGGAGATGTTAGTTTTTATGCATCAGGTATTGTTGACACACGACAAGAAACAACTGTAACCGTATTTACTCCTACTGTACAAAGAAGTTCTGTAACAGAGACTTTCTCTGCATCAACATCATCGATTAAATCGTCATCAACAGTTGATGTTCAGAAAAACGTTACCGTTGGTTACTATGATCCGTTAGCACAAACATTCTTGATTAACCCCAATCAATATAAACAAGGTGTAGTTGTTGATTCTATTCGTGTATGTTTCAAATCGAAAGATTTAACATCACCTGTAACATGTCAACTTCGTCCAGTACAAAATGGTTACCCATCAGCAACAACAGTGTATCCTCTTGCTGAAAAAACTTTGACACCAGATCAAGTAAAAACAACAACAATTCCTGATCTAAATGACTCAACAAAGTACACAGAATTTAAATTTGATGTTCCTATTCTGTTACTACCGGGCGAACATTCGTTTGTTCTTGTGTCAAATAGTAATGGATATGAGTGTTTTATTGCTGAAGTTGGTGCTACCGATTTGCGTACAAGTGTTAAAATTTCTGAACAGCCATATACTGGTTCATTATTCTTGTCACAGAATGGTTCTACTTGGACTGCTGATCAGACAAGCGATATCATGTTTAGCATTCAAAAACGTGTGTTTAATACCGGCTCAGGTTCAGCTTTCTTTGAAGTAGATATGTCGGGTTATTCTGCAAATACAATATTTGATGTAATGCAGCTAATGACAACCGAAGCTACTATTGAAAATACAAACATTTCATACGACTTTATTTCTGAATTAGATTCGGGTGGTCAGCATCAATTACTGCCAATTATACCAAATGAAGATTATGAGTGTGACGATGGATTTGGTAGAAGAGTATTAAGCACAACAACTGGAAACACAACATTCCAGTTAAGAGCAACGCTGTCTAGTTCTAATCCTGATGTTTCACCAATGATTGATTTGAATCGTTTAAATCTATTAACGATTGAAAACAAGATCAATAATATGCCATTGCAAAATACCGGATTCATTATTACCAATGGTGGCTCTGGTTACACTGGTAATGCTACAGTAACAATCGATTACTCCGGTTATGTTACTCCTGAGGGTATGGGATTGTCTTCAAATGGACAAGGCTCAGGTGCCGCTGCTGTCGGTATTGTTACTGATGGAGTATTAACTAAAATTGAATTGACTAGTCCGGGTCTAGGTTACATCATATCACCAACAGTCACACTCAATTCAAGTGGTGGCACAACTGCTACTGCGGTGTATAATGGTGA